TCCCGCAATTGGATCTAATAGAACAATTACTTTACCTGCACCAGTTGCTGGTCAAACTTACAAATTGATCTATGGCGGCGCTGCAGAAGAAGCAGAAAATCTAATTATCGTAACACCAGGGAATACTAACTTTTTCATTGGTTGTATCGTTCACTTAGATTCAAATGCTGATAACACATCAATTTATTCTAACGGAAGCTCTAACTCACAGTTAACTCTTACAGATTTTGGTTGTTTTGAAATTAACATTGTAGCTAAAGATAGTACAAATTACTTTATTTGGGGTTATGCAGAAAGTGCAGATGCACCTGCATTCGCAAATCAATAATAACTAACTTTAATTAGAGCGGGGCTTTGGCCCCGTTCTCTAACAGGAGAAAAACATGGCAGACGCAGTAACAAGTCAAACAATAGTAGACACAGATAAAAGAGCAGTAATTAAACTTACTAATATTTCAGATGGAACTGGAGAAAGTTCAGTTAAAAAAGTTGATGTATCAGCTTTGAATACTAACGCTCAAGGCGAAACTTGTACTAGAGTTACAATAGATCAAGTTTGGTATGACGTTGGTGGATTAAGAGCAGCGTTAGAGTTTGATGCAACTTCTAATGTTGTAGCATTAGTTTTAGGTGGAAGTGCAGCAGCAGGTAATGTTCAAGGACATTGGGATTACAGATCATTTGGTGGGATTAAAAATAATGCTGGTTCAGGTATCACTGGTGATATTGATCTAACAACACATGGTCATACAAACCATGATCACTACACTATAGTATTAGAATTAAGAAAATCATATTAGGAGGTAACTGATGGCCAATACAACTTCCGGCACAGTTACTTTTGATAAAACTTTTGCTGTAGATGATTTAATAGCAGAGGCGTACGAGAGAATAGGATCACAAGTAACTTCTGGGTATCAATTAAAAACAGCAAGACGTTCTTTAAACATAATGTTTCAAGAATGGGGTAATAGAGGTTTACACTATTGGGAAATAGCTGAAACTAATATTGATTTAATTGAAGGACAATCTGAATATATATTTTACAGAGAAAGCGGTGATGGAACAAGTTCTAGTACAAATGCAACATCAAATGTTTATGGGGTTGCAGATATTTTAGAGGCAACTTTAAGAACTAGTAGAACTTCTACATCACAGGCAGATCAAGCTTTAACAAAAATAGATAGATCAACATATTCTGCATTATCTAATAAATTATCTAAAGGTACACCTTCACAATATTTTGTTCAAAGATTTATTGATAGAACTACCTTAACTGTTTATCCAACGGCAGATTCATCTAATGCTTCTAAAGATTTACATTTTTATTATGTAAAAAGAATACAAGATGCAGATTCAACTTATACTGATGCAACAGACGTGCCTTATAGATTTGTACCTTGTATGGTATCTG